GAGTTCGAGTTCGAGTTCGAGTTCGAGTTCGAGTTCGAGTTCGAGTTCGATTTAGATTTCAAAACAGGTTTTTTCAAAACAGGTTTTTTCAAAACAGGTTTTCTCTTGATTTGTGGTTTCTTTTTAGGCGGTGGTGTTTTTCTTTTTTCTTTTTTCTTTAAAGGTAAAGGTGTTTGATTTTGAAGTTCTCTTTTTATTTTTAAATAATTTATAATTTTATTATCGTTTAGATTGGGTGTTTTCTGCATATTCATAGCATAATTTACAACTGTATTTACTATATTTTTACCAAATTTACCATACATTTTTTCTGCTTTTTTGTAGAGTAATAATCGTTTTAATTCAAGTCTTTTATTTAATTTAGATTCTTTAACAATTTCTTTTTTAAATTTATTGGCTACAGTTTTCTTTATAACACCATTTTTAGTCATGTTATTACTGGATGCATTTTTTATTTTTGATTTAACCTTGTTAACGTTATTTTTTAAAGACATCACGTTTCCGTATTTATTCATCCATTTTTTACCGTAGATTTTTTGTAAATTGTTTTCTATACTCTTGTTATTTAATTTTCTTTTCATTTCTGTTATTTTTCGTTCCCGATTTTTTACTTTATTATTTACTTTTTTAACTGCATCACTTTTCATTTTGTTTAATAAATTTTTTTCGAGTTGTTTATTTTCTAAATTAATTATTTTTAATTTTTCGCATATAGTTTTAATAGTATCGTTATCGTCTACATTAATACCTTCAGATATGGCATAAGAAACAAGTTCATCTTTTTTGAAATCTTTACATGGTTTTCCTTTTATCTTAAAATCTGAATTTCCTTTTTCTATAGCATTTAATGCATTGCATATACTTTTTTTCTTTTTATCCCCGGATTTTAAGAATATACCCATTTTTTTAGCGACTTCGAGTAAAACGGGTTTTGTTAATCGTTCACATTTTCTCCCATCTATTTTCATAGTACCATTTTTATCGTATGTTATTTTTATTTTTTTATTTTTTGTAGGCGTTGATTTTTTTGTTTTTGATTTTCTTTTTGGTTTTTTATAACAACATTCATTTCCTTGTGGATTTTTTCTTACTTCAAATCCATCTTTACACGGTGGTCTTCTAGTTTTAGGACATGTTGTTATCTGTACACTTTTTTGTGTTGGTGCTCTAATTTGATCCACATTTTTGTTTACTGAACCCATGGTATACCCGCTATCGTGTAATTTTTTGACTGCTTCTACTGCAACTAAATACGCGTTTTCGAGATTATCTGGATTATCTTCACCAAGTATTTGTATAGCACCAGAACCGAGTACTGTAGATTTTGTTGAAATTACAAATTTATGACCTCTGTATGTCATGTATAAATTTGGTAATTGTATATCAGTTTCTGCTTCATAAGAAACGCGTTCCGCATTTAATGGATTTTCACTCGCGATTTTTGATAGTTTGAAATTGACGTTAACTTTAAACTGTCCCGCGACGTTATTATATACGATCTCGTTATATAAAAAACCTTGTTTTTGTGTGTACGTATCGATAATATATTTCCGAAGGGATTCAACTTGTGTTTTTAAATTTTTATACCCTAAAAATCCACCAGAGAATCTTATTTTTCCGTTCCTGTACACGTTAAAACTAAAACTTTTCTTTTCGGTTTCGGTAGAAATATATCCAGAAAACTGTACAGAAAAGAAGTTTTTATTTAAATCTCCTTTCATACCTAGGTTTATACTATGTATAAACCCAGTTTGGAATTGACCGTAATACCCTTTTATTTCACTAACTGAAATGTTTGTGTATGCGTTTATAGGAGTTTGTCCCCTTGGTCTCTGTTTTAATATGTATTTTAAATTGACACGTTCTTCATTTGTAAATTTTTTATTAATTAAAACGTTATACATACCGGGATAGAATCGACCAATTTTTAAATTGCTAGGTTGTACCCCCTGATCATCATTTTGTGATGTACCATCCGAGTTTTGTATTTGTATGTTAGATTCTTTTACAAATTGTCTTGGGTCCATACTTATACTAGTGTAATATTTTAATAATAATTTTTAAAGGTCGTTACCAAAAGTTAACGTTTCTTCTACTATATCAACACCAAATATAAAAGACTGTCTTGGATATTGTCTCCCCTTGTATGTTAATATATCGTCTCTGACTTCTATTTCTCTCTGACTAAAAGGTCCAACATAAAAGTCCTGGTTGAACCTTGGTTTTCCTAGATTATTTGCTAGACAATGTTGATTAAACGCAGCTACAAATTCTTTTTGTGGACAGTATAAGCTACTATCTATATTGACACTAGGAGATTCTAAAAAGTTTTCCAAAGTGTTTGCGACCATAGCGACCTGTTTCTGAACTTTCTTAAAATACGGTGGTACGACATTCCATATATCTTTATTTGAGTATTTTTGTGAGTATTCCAAATATGCACGTATACATTTTTGTAATATGATTGGTAGTTCCTTATCTAATTTTCCATCAAGAAGGGGGTCTGCATCTTTGACCTGTTTAGCAAAATTCCAAGTGAGTATTCGTCTTAATACACTCCCAGAATTATCTTTCCAGTTTGGAACTTCATTACCACCAAGTATTCCAGGTGTTTTCCATTCTATAGATTTTGCTTTTTCGTGTTTTATTGCTATAGAAACATCTTCTCCAGAAACGATAGATTGAAATTCTGCTTGTTCGAGTGATATATCACCTTTAACTTCTGGCGCTATAAAAACAAATGCATCATAAATAGAAGATAATCCAAATTTCTTTTCACTATTATTTGATAAAGTTTTCACGTCGTCACTCCCATAAAATTTTTTGAATATTTTTGTTATGATTGTTGATTTACCAGACCGTGCAATACCTTTTAAAAATGGTATAATTTGCCAATTGTCCATATCATTTAATTCGAAGCATATGCGTCCACCCATAACATACATCCATTTACATACTTCTTCATCAAATTTCTGATATTCTAAAACTGATTGCATGTGTGGCGTTGGTATGTTGTACCAATCTTCAATGTGTTCATAACTTATGAATTCTTTATTAAAATATTTACAACTCACGATACTTTGATCAAGATTTTTATATTCTTTTGAATCGTACGAATAAAAATATGAATGATACAACCCTGTTTTTGCACACCATTTTTTACCAATAAATAACCCATTTGTAAAAGACCATACCTGTCTATTTTTGCTTATTTCTGGAAATTGCATGTCTTTACAATCCGATAAATATGTTACAGTATCTCTAATAGCACTACCACGACTTGATAAATTTTTCCATAATTCAAATTCGGTTTCTTTTTGTGCAGTACTATATACGTATTCCTTTATTGTCTGCATAGGCTTCCATGCACGTGTATCGTATCCGTCATCTGTCTTTATTTGAGTACAACACTGGCCTTTGTATCTTTTAATATTGTTTTGGTACAAACTATTTAAAAGTTGTAGAATGGCTTGTTGATAAGGACTTAATTCTTCTATTTCTGTTATTGTGGAACATCGAAATATAGAGGGGTCGGATTGTGGATTTATTGGTACGTATGTTGGGTTATTTATTCTTTCGTGTATTCTAGTATTTCGGAAAACTATTTGCCACGCATCATCTACTTGATCTATCAGGCGGTTAATTCGCGTTGATATTTTTATATCGTCGCCATCTTCTAAATCTAGTAATTTTAAAGATTCAGCACGATGATATAAATGACCGAGTTGTGTTTTCATTCTCGAATGTTTTCCCGATATTGCTTCTATATCTATTTTATCAGGTAAACCTGTGTTTGGGTTAAGATCTGATTTATTAAAAAATCTATCGTAGCCAAGACGAAAAGAGATATGGTCATCGTTACTATGTAATCCCCATAATTGTTCCAACTGGGCTAAGAAATTCATATACTGTTCATTGTTGAACATCTGAATCTGGTTAGTCCACATGACCTCGTTAGATTCGTCAGGATTTGCATTAACATCTATATAATGCGTATTATCCATGAATAGTATATTATGTTATACTTAGTAATTATTATTTTAAGCTTTTTTCTGTATTTCAGATAAAAGTTTAATCATTATTTTATTTTGTACTTCTAACTGTCTCGATATATCGACAAGCGCTGTACATATAGTATCACCTTCTTCTGTTGTTGTAACAGAGCTTAAAAGTTCAGTTAATTCAAACAGGTCGTTACTGTCCTGAAATAATTCATCATCGAGATCATTTTCATCGAGATCAATATCATCGAGATCAAGATCGAGCTCAAGATCATCCACAAATGACCCTTCATCGTCCATTATTTCAGATTCACTGGATTCGGATTCGGATTCGGATTCGGATTCAATAATTTTGTCGGCGATTTCTTCGTCAACATTTTCAAGTTCTGGTACAGATTCACTAGACATTTATATAAATCAGGAAAAATCAAATTGTGTTTTTTCGCATATATTATCTGAAAAAAAAATCTCAGTGTATAGTACAAACAAACTAAAAATGGCCGGTGGTCTCATGCAACTCGTCGCCTATGGCGCCCAAGATGTCTACCTTACAGGTAACCCAAAAGTAACTTTTTTCCAGGCGGTTTACAAACGCCACACTAACTTCGCGATGGAAAACATCGAACAAACTGTTAACGGTACTGCCGGTAACTCTGGTCGTCTTTCTGTCACGATCGCGAGAAACGGTGATTTGATCGCTGACATGTACGTCGAAATGAAAGCTAAGGCTTTGCTCACGCGTGCCAAGGATGGTGCCGCCGCGGATTGCTGCTGGGTCGCGGAACGTGCGATCAAGGATGTTGAATTGTCGATTGGCGGTCAACGCATTGACAAGCACTACCAAAGATGGTGGAGATTGTACTCTGAATTGTACTTGGATGAAGCCAAGAAGGCTAACTGGGGTAAGATGACTACTGGTGATGACTCGACGGTTTATTTGCCACTCATCTTTTTCTTCAACCGCAACCCAGGATTGGCGTTGCCATTGATTGCCTTGCAATACCACGAAGTCCGATTGGACTTTGACTTGACCGACAAATTTACTCAGTACACAGATGGTTCCACTTTCAAGGTTTGGGGTAACTACGTCTACCTCGACACCGAAGAACGCAGACGATTCGCGCAAAAGGGTCACGAATACTTGATCGAGCAAGTGCAACACACTGGCTCCGATGCCGTCTCCGCGGGTTCCAAGCAAATCAGATTGTCTTACAATCACCCAGTCAAGGAATTGGTGTGGTGCGTTGAGAAAACTGAAGCTAACTCGGCGAACTCCTTCTTGTGGAACTTTACAACTGCCAGTCCAATCGCTACTTGTGATCCATTCGCTGACGCTGTTTCGAATGTTGCCGTGTCTACTTCTGAATTGGGTGCACCAGTTATCTTACAAGGTCCAAATGCACCAAGATACTCTGAAGAGACCGGTAACCAATTCACCGATTTCAAGTTGGTCCTCAACGGCCAAGACAGAATGAAGGCCCAAGGCAGCAAATACTTCAACCAAGTCCAACCATTCAACCACCACTCTGGTTGCCCAGCCCCAGGTATCTACTCGTATTCTTTTGCGCTCAAGCCAGAAGAACATCAACCAACTGGTACCTGCAACTTCTCCAGAATCGACAACGCGCAAGTTGCGATCACTTTGCCAGCTTCGTGCAACCCAACCCTTTCCATGTTCGCGACCAACTACAACGTCCTCAGAATCCAATCCGGTATGGGCGGTCTCGCGTTCTCCAACTAAGCGTTTATTAGTTTTGGGGTTTTAGAAAAAAAAATAAAATTTAAAAAATAAATAAAATTTAGATTTTAAAATTTAGAACAAATTTTAAAATTTATATCGGTTTAATACAAGTATAACATGGATGCAATTATATTTACAACATTTGCAACGATGTCTCGTCTTTACTTAAACACGTTTGAAGGTCTTACCTTTAAATATTGGGGTGATTTTGAGTTTTTTGTTTTTTTAACCATAGTTAACATGCTTTATTTGAAACTTGAAACAGTTTCTCTCGTTAAATATTACGTCATTGCTTTTCTTTTGAGATTTGTAGTTCGTAGTTTTAGTCCTACAAAAATAGAAGATGTTTCAGAAGAAAAAAGACCAAAAGATGTCGTTTTTACGTTTAAAAGATGTACCCAATGTTCTAATCTTTATGATGTTACTCAACTCGTATCTTTTATCGCTTTAGCGTTCGTCTTAGTACAATATAGAAAACAAGTAGTAAAAGTATTATCTCAATAATGAAATAATGGTAATATTCCTTTAAACGTTGACTTGTATTACAAGTAAATTGTGATTCGTTAATTTTTAATCGACGGAGCCATGGTCTTAAATCTACACACCCGGGTGCAGATAATAAACATGGTTGTTTATTTTCATAATATAATTTACCATTTTGTATATGAAGTCCATTTGTAGTTGAAATGTTACAAAATACTTTTTGATCGGTGTCTATTTTAATTCGTGTATCGTTACCGAAAGGCATTTGGTTTAATACGATTTGGTCGTTATATTCACCCGTGTTTAAAAGTTTTTCTATAAATTCTTGAAGTTTAAATGCATATCCCATAAACATTCCCGCGTTTGCCTTTATGCCGTAAAATCCAAGTTTCCATTGAATGTATTTTTGAAATGCGTTCGCGTTTTTTGATGTCATAGAAAAAAGAAGATCACAATTAAGACCTTTAAACTTTCGTGTTATTTCTTCGAGTGGGCATAAAACTATTGTATCAAACCCGTCGACATTAATAACTATATCATTTTTGTCGAGTGTTTTTAAAAAATTTAAAAGTTCTCTATGTCTTTGTACATATCCTTCCCATTTATGACCCATACCACGAATTACGATATCTATATTTTGTTTTTTACTTGAATCTACTAGACTATTAAAATATCGATCGTTGTGAGTTACGTAAGTGTATAGGTAATTCATATTATTTACATACATATTTTTATAGTTTAATTTTAAAGTATTTCTGTATTTTCTGTATAATGTACTGGTCTGGTTCAATTTTTTCTGATTCGATTTTGTTTATGGTATCTAAAGTTTCACGAATTCTGTATGCAAGTTCAACTTGTGTATGACTTCTTTCTATACGTACACGTTGAATTCTTTTACCTATTGTATCGTCCATATTGATAGTGATTAGAGTTTAACGCCCAAAACTCGACGCAATTTCTGCATAATTTTGTGATCCGGGATTGATTTACCTAATTCGTACGAAGAGATAATATCTGTTGATACGTTTATAAGTCCCGCGAGATCTTTTTGTGTATATTGTTTTGCAACACGCGCCCGTTGGATCGTTAATCCTGTTTCTTTACCTATCTTTTTGTGTGTACCTATTTCAGTTTCTTCGAGTTTTTGTTCTCGTGATTTTCCTGTGTTTTTATTTGGTAACTTGATTTCCTGACCGAAAAATTTTACATACTTTTCTTTTTCCACTGTTTTATCAACTTTACCTCGAATAATAACTGGATCCCAATCCATTTTTTTAGTATAGGACTTAAAATTTTAAGTAGTGATATAAATATAATGAATTTTATAGTTGGAATATCAGTAACCTTGATTATACTTAGTACTGTTATCTTATCACTTTTCTGTCCAAAATCGTGTTGCGGCGATGATACTGAAACTGAAATATAAAGAATTACGCGTGTACTATATAAATGGAACCAACATACACATTTTTAATAATTTTTGGAACTGTGTTTGGTCCATGTGTATTGTTTAATCCGGTGGTTAAATGTTATTATTATTTATTTCCATATAAAAAGGAACAAATTGTTGAAATATAAAGATTTTATCGTATATATTAGTAAGTATGATAGAAGTCTACACAGACGGAAGTTGTTTAGGAAACCCTGGTCCAGGTGGGTGGGCGTATATTATAGACGACTTTATAGGTCGAGGTGGTGATAAAGTAACCACAAACAATGTAATGGAAATGACCGCGGTCGTAAAAGCACTCGAGAAGTGTATAGAATTAGGACACGATACCGTAACT